TATGGATGAGGTAAACGGTCAGTTCAAAAAGCAAAATGATATAATAGACGACCTCACAGATAAAATGCGGTCTGCTAATATGGTCGATAAGATAGAAATTAATGATAAAATCAAAGCCAGGGAAAAAGAGCTAGATGTACTAAGAAGACAAGTCTTTGAGGTAGAAAAGCTATATAAGAAAAGGGACTCAGAGGCGAACAAATTTGAGTTTAAAGTACCAGGTAGTGGCAGCTCAGGTAGTGGCTCAGGCTCTTCAAGCGGCGGCGGTGGTAATAGCTTTTCAGCTGGGGCTATAACTAGCGCACTGGGTGGTGCAATCAGTAAAATTGGTAGCATTGCAGGCACTGTAGGTAAGTTTACCTTAGGCTTAGCAGGTCTTGGAAGTCTTATGTCAATGGCTACAGATGCATACCAAATTGCATACCAAAGGCAGGTAGGCTCGTTAGACCTAGCACAACGTATCAGAGGCTATAGCTATAACGGCTCTGCAGTCGATATGTACAAGCAAGCAGCAAATACAGGTAGAAGAAGCAATATGGGATACACTGAGTCAGAGTCCTGGGCACTTCAAGATGCTTACAGCTCAAGAGGTGGCGCTCTCGGTGCTAACCAACAATATGGCTTACAAATGTTTTCCAGAGGCTATGGTTTAGACTCAGCTCAAGTAGGTAGTAGCATAGGGGGCATTAAACAGCTAGGTGGTGTTACACAGCCTAAAGAATTTGCAGATATGATAGCAGGCTCTGTAAGCCAATCAGGTATGCTTCCCCGTATTATGGAGGTTATGCAAGCACATACGTCCTTGCTTAGCAATATCAATACAACCTTTAAAGATGGAAGCTCCTCTCAAATACTAGCCTATCAGACTACTTTAGATAGGATAGGTAACGAGAACGGCATGACTAAGCTTACAGGGCAACAAGGTGCTAATGTTATCAGTGGCTTAAACGGTATTTTCCAACCTGATAATGATAAGTGGCAATGGATGGGAATGTCAGCCCTACAAAAGTATAACCCTGGCAAATACGGTGGCATGGGGCTTTATGACTTGCAATCAAGTTTTGAAGACGGTCTGCAAAATGGAGATAACCTACCAGCTATGGCTCAAGAGCTTAAGCAAATGTCAGGCGGTAATAATGATATATTTAAAAGAATGATGCAATCCTGGCTTCAAGATGGTGGCTTTAACGCTACTAAGAGTCAGGTTACTGAGCTGGATAAAGTAACCAACGGTTTCTCAGCTTTTGACAAGACTGCAATTGATAGTGTAATGAGCACTAATGCAGCTACAGACTCTGGGGCTAAGTATACTGCAGAAAGACAAGATGAATACGGCCAGCACATTCTAGACGTTGAAGCTAACTTTGATAAGGCACTCGGAGACTTAGGTGAGAAGTTCTTACCTATAATTACAGACCTTAAAGAAGGTGCTACAGGTATTCTTAATGAACTTAATGACCATACGCAGTACTTAGATAAGATACTAGAGGGCGTATTAGGCATAGCCGCTATTGTTGCAATAAGTAGCTTAGCAGGTGGGGCAAGTAGTCTGCTTAGTAAGCTATTTAAGAAAGGTGGTGGCAGTGGTGCGGCTGGTGAAGCTATAGAGGCAACCACTGCAGAGGCCAGTGCTGCTGAAAAAGCTGCAAGTGGCTACACTCGTAAAGACTTAGAGGAAATAGGGGTAGGCCGAAATGGTAAAGCAGGCGCACTTACTGATACAGAGGTTGCGAAGCTAAAAGAGCTAAGTGGTGGAGATACCTATGCCCAAGGAAAACTTGAGCAACTATATAGGGCAACAGGTGACATGGAGTCTGTAGAGTATGCAGCCAGTGGAAAAGCAATGCCTAGTGACCTTATAGATATGATGGCTAGAGGTGACAAAGGTGCTTCAGCAAAATTATCTGCTTACTATGAAAAAACTGGTGACTTGGCTGCAACTATAGACAAAGGTTCAGCTTTAAGTAAGGGTGTATCCTCCGCAGCAGTAGATGCAGAGTCAAGCAGTGGCCTATTGAGCAAACTCTTAGGTGGCGGTAAAAAAGTACTAGGTTTTGGTAGTAAAGTGCTAGGTGGGGGTTCCCTGCTAGGCGGTGCTATAGAACTAGGTACCAGCCTATACAGCGGCGAAGGTCTAGGAAGGTCTGCTAGTAAAGCAGGTGGCACAATGCTAGGGATGGCAGGCGGTGGCATGGCAGGCGGTTCTCTAGGTACTATGCTAGGTGGCGGTATAGGTGCCCTCTTCGGTGGTGTTGGTGCAATTCCAGGTGCAGCTATAGGTGGCTTTTTAGGGGAGCTCTTAGGCAGTGTAGGTGGTGGTATGGCAGGCTCCCAACTTGGGGGTGGCTTATATGATTCACTTAGTGGTAGCAACAGTGCAGCTAGTAAACAAGCCGCTACACAGCTACAAGACTTTGCACAAAAAGGGACCCTTGATATTAGTGGTTTAAATACAGAAGGGCTTGCAAAACTAGAAGAACTGAAGTCTCAAGGCCTTCTAAGTTACACAGACTTAGCTAAAAATGGGAAGTTACAAATAACCAATCTATCTACAGAAGGTGCAACTAGCTTACTTAGCTTGCAGAAAAAAGGTGATGTTTCCTTAATTAGTATGGATAACACCACAGCAACTAAGCTTGCACAGATAAGAAAAGATTCTAGTGACACAATGGATGACATTTATAAAGAGCATAAAAATATGAGTGCAACAACAACTGGATTTTTTGATAATTTTTGGAATGCTATAAAAGGTTTTCTAGGCATTACAAGTCCTGGTAGCTCAAGTAGCTCAGGGGGTAGTCACAATTCAGGGGGTGCGGCAGCACGAACTGGTGGCTCAAGTATAACTGCAGATACAGACGTAAGAGGTAATACAAACTCAACAACAGCAGGCGCTCTTAACTCATTATTAGGAGGTAAACTTGCAGGCCACGGCCAGGACTTCATGGATGCAGGTGCTGCCTATAATATAGACCCTAGCTTCCTAGCCGCTGTATCTATGCATGAAACAGGTAACGGAAGTACTCTTAATTATAATAATCCAGCTGGCCTAATGAGGGGAAGCGGTGGTCTACAATCATTTGACAGCTTAGCAGAGGGCATTAGTGCAGAAGCTAAAAATCTAGGGGGTAGCCTCTACGTAGGGGATGGTCTAACTACACCAGCTACTATTCAGCCACGTTACTGCCCAGTAGGTGCAGATAATGATAATGGTAGTAATAAAGACTGGCTTAATGGAGTAACCAAATTTTGGCAGGAACTACAGGGCGCATCAGGGGAAGGCCAAACCGCTGAAACTGCAGACAGCAGCGGCATTTATGCTGCTAGCGATGCTACTAGTAGTGGAACTAGCGATATGACTTATAATAGTAACACTACAGGTGATGCTAGTAATGCTATGAACGGTGGTACTATATTCAACGGCTGGGCAAACCATATTAACTCTGCTTTTGGAGCTACAGCTGGTCGGGACCATGCACACGGAGGCATAGACTTAGCAGCAGCCCAAGGAACAGCAGTAGACGCATTACAAGGTGGTACCCTAGCTTTCTTAGACATGGATGACGGAGGTACAGATGACCCAGACGGTAAAGCTAACTCTCAGGCAGGCGGTACTGACATTGGTGTAACAATGGCTGACGGGAAAACTTATCTCTTCTATCATATGTCAGGTATAAACCCTGACCTACTCAGTAGATATAAACAATATGGTACACAGACAACTGTATCCCAAGGTGAATGGCTTGGAAACTCAGGTGGTACACCAGGTGTAGCAGGCTCAGGTTATAGCACTACAGGTGAACATTTACACATAGGCTATGAGGATGCAAGTGGTAACTTACTAAACCCAGCAGACTTACTAAATGCTAATAATATAGGAGACGGTGACCGAGCAGGTACTTACACCGCTGTAAGTGCAGCAGATGCAGCTAAATCAACTGGTAGCGGTATACATGTCACTGTGGATGTAAATCTAAAGGGTGATGGTGTATCTAACCTAAATACTTCTACTGCAGCACAACTAAAAAATCTAATAAATCAGGCTATTCAAGCTTATGAAGCACAGAAGCTTGCTATGAACCCAACAGTAAGGGGGTAGTGAAATGTCAACAGTAGTACAAGCAACACACAGGCTTATACCAAATGCAAAGCGTTATATACAGGTGGCTCAGGTGTCTTTTCACACTGATGCTAAATGTTACAGAGTAAGAGGCATAGTTAAAGGGGCTCAAGCTGATTATGATGCTACAGACCAACTTATCTCTATAACTACAAATAAGACGTTAGACTCACCAGCTGGTACCTTTTCAATAACCCTAGCTGGTGACGAATGGTGGATGCCCGACGGTACACCAGTATTAAAGCCTAATGACCTAGTCGCTATTTACATGGGCTACATGGCTGAGTCTGACACGGTTACCTGGGTAGATGGAACTACTCATGTAGCTGCAGAGGACTTAGATACTGTAATGATTGGTCTTATTGATACACCAACACGTACTAGAAACGGCGGTGGTACCAGTGCAACACCGAATATTCAAACTGTAATAACTGGTAGAGACTTTGGTAAGGTGTTCATTAAAGCAATGTTAAAGTTCTACCCACAGCTAGGCACAAGCACAGAAGGCGAGCAGTTTCTACTCACAACTACAGGCTGGGTGACTCTTATGAAGTACTTTACTAACGACGCTCTAATCAAAGGAAGCCCAGCTAGACTACTAGATACCATGATGATTCATTTACTGAAGCCCTTAGTAAGCACTACCTGGATGGTATACGATGATGTTTCATACTCTCCAAGTGGTACACCTGGCTATAAGCCAGCTGCAATTGAAAACATGGTGCGCTACGTTTTTGCACAGACAAACTTCTTCACACCATTTACTGCAAGCGCTCAGCAGTATGAAGGCACCCTATGGAACTTTATGAGCAAGTACAATATAAAGCCTTTTACAGAGCTATTTATTGATACTAGGGACAAGTGGGAAATAATCAACCAGGGTACTGTGGCGCAGACAGTAAATGAGACTGTGGAAGAAACTAGTGAAGATGTAGAAAAAATAGCCTCTGGGGACTGGGGAACACCTGTAATGTTTGGTGAAAAAGATAATGCACAGGTACTCTTAACCTTCAGGAATACGCCTTTTGATAAGACTTCGTGGGATAAACTCAGAACGCATACAGTAGCGTATGTAGATGTGCTGCAAGAGTCGCTATCCTACTCAGACAATGAGAACTATAATGTATTCTGGGCAGGGTCCACTATGTCGCCTCTGGGTAATACTAAGAATGTAATAACACCATTAATGAACCAAGACAATGTGACCAGGTATGGTATGAACCCACTAGAAATTAGCATAGAGGGCCTCGAGATTGACCGCTCCCAGTCAGACACGACAGCTGTAGAGCTAGAGGTTATGTCAAATGACCTAAATACTAAGCTGAAGGCATGGTATGAGAACAATGTAGCTTATCTGTCAGGAATGCTTACTATCAGAGGTAAGGGCAGCGTTAAGATTGGTCAAAAGCTAAACTATAAGGACCTAGGGAAAGAGTTCTATATCGAAGGCGTGGGCCAAAATTTTCAAGTATACGGAGAGTGGCAGACTCAGGTGACTGTAACCCGTGGAGGGGATTCAACAACTACAGCCTCTACAGTGACTGTATCGCCTCCACTTGCAACGCAAACAGATGCTCAAGTTGCTGCAAAGTACTACACTGTGCAAGACGGTGACACGCTTCAGAGTATAGCTGACACCTGCTATGATGATAGTACTAAGTGGTCTACTCTTTGGGAGGCTAACAAAGATACACTTACAGCGAGAGATAGCAGAAATGCAGCTACCCCTGGTAAGTGGCTATACGCAGGTCAGACCCTAATAATTCCTTAATGAAAGAGGTGATAATATGCATGAACAATCTGGCCTAGGTGATAGGACAGTATACAAAAACGCTTCCTATGACCAAACACAGATAGGCAGAGTAACAAGCGTGGCAAACTATGACACTTATGGTCGCATTGAAGTAGTATTTTTAGACTTTAGTAAGCCAGCCCCTGTTTGGGTAGTAGGCGACTTAGATAAGAAGCCAAAAGAGGGTGACCTGGTGCTTGTAGGTTTCATACAGAGTAGGTCCGACTCACCATATCTAGCAGGCTTCGTGAGAAATGACCACTACACAGCTAATTATATAAAGGTAGAACCAGATAAAATAACTATACAGCTGCCCACTAATACTACAGACATAAGTGGACACATGCTAGATGATAGCTTAAAGGCAACTAGACAGAGCGTAGAAATTACAGCAAGCGAAATAAAAATACAGGGTTCACTAACCTGCACAGGCTCGCTAACTTGCACGGGCACAGTACATGCTTCAAATATAAACTAGGGGGAGGTGACTTATAATGTCAAATGCACGGGTATCAAGTGCTACACTTAAACAAATGAAAAGCTATCATCACACCTTTGAAATTAGAAAAAATGATGTAATTATAGTGAGGCACACGCTGCTACTAAATCCACAGAGCTATAGCCAAACCGAGCAGGCTCGTGTAAATGTTACACAGACACTAGGAGGTTCTTATGTTGTAGACTTCGGTGCAGGCTTACCCACAGTGTCTATATCAGGTACAACTGGCTATAGCCAAAGGTACAATGATGACGGTGAGTACAGGGATGGCTATGAAGAGTTTATGCACTTCAGAAATAAAGTTTATAGAGAATTTATAGAAACAAATGACCCTGACTATACAATGTTTTGGTATAATTGGGAGGATAAGGAGTACTGGCGTATTCAGCCTACTTCGTTTCGATTACAAAGAAGCGTCTCTGAGTCGCTGCTATATCGTTATGAATTCGCCTTCACAGGGCTAGAGAAGGCTAACGTGTCAGTTAAGAAGGTATCTAATGCTAATGTGGATGCACTGTCTCTAGACACTGCCGCCTCAAGCAAACGTATACTAATAGCTATATCCAATGCTTCAGAGGTAATTGCAAGTCTTAGTTAAGGAGGTGACAAGATGGCTGTAATGTCAAGTACCTACTATCTGCCCAGTGAGGAGCTTAGGTACAGAAACTACCCTGAAATAAACACGGTGCTAACTGATGTAAATAGTATTATTAGCTATGCTAAGCGTGTCAACATTGCACTGGTTAATTATAACTCAGGTGCCTACGATAAGATTGATGTAGACACCGTAGCTCTTCAAAACTATATAGACTTATGCCGCTCAGTAAATGCAATTTTAGGTAATGCTACTAATGTATGTTACGACCTTTTAGTTGAAATTAGAGCTCTGCAGACAGAGTTCCAGACAATAATGTACCTTAAAAATAAATACAATAATAAGTATGTAGGAACACCTACAAGTACCACCTAGGGAGGTGATAAGATGGCAACAGCA